AGCCTGACCCTAGCGTGGCCTGGTTGTACGTGCCGCCGGTGATCGTAAGCGGAACCGTGGTGGTCGAACGGATAATCTGCTGATTGACGAACTGATCTGTTGCCAGCAACAGCGAATTGTCATTCGTGGACTGCGTGACACCGGTCGAATTGCTGATCGCGACGTTCGTGATCGTGCCGCCCGTGATATCCACGTCGGTCAGCGGAAAGCCGCCCGACGCAATCAGGTTAAGATCCGTCTGCATCTGCTGGCAAATGACATTGATTGCGCGCTGGATCTCGCCAATCGGCACGCCCACGCCTTCGCCCCGAACTACGGGAATGGTAATTTCGAATTCGTCAGACATGGCTCAGATTCTCCAGGCGTTGTTCCGCAGTCGGATAGCCGTCTGATTTTACAGGTTGCGACCAGCGGGTCAGGAACGAAATGAGCCCTTCCTTGTGCCCGAGTTGCGCGGCGTACCGGTCCGCCTCCAGTTCCTGCGCCTCGCAGCGCTCGAAGAATCCTTTCCACTGGAAGCTCACGAGCCACCACAGGCGCAGCCATGCGTGCCCGTAGTGGATGTGCCCCTGTTCGTGCGCGATCACCGCGCGCTGCTGCGCTTCGGTGAGCAGGTCGAAGGCTTCACCGATCTGGACCGTACCCCACAGTGTCGAGCGGGCGATCATCGCGGCCCCATCGCCGGATCGGCTACCTGATCCGGATGCACCATCCCCGCCGGCCCTTGCGGGCGAGGCTGTCCGGGCTGGCCCCCTGGCCGTGGCGAACCCGCCACTCCGGGGCCTGCACCGCCGGGGACTCCCTGCTGTCCGGGTTGGCCTTGCGGCGGCCCGAGCGCCTTTTGCATCTTCTGGTTCATCGCCTGCTGGTGCTGCTGAATGTGCGCGCGGAACAGGCCCGCCGGATCACCGGTGAGCGTCGCGCCGCGCATATGCTCCGCGATGTGCCGCTGATCGTCGTCCGCCGGGTGGACTTCTGCCGGCAAACCGTTGTGCATCATCAGGTTTTCGTCTGACGGCTCAACGTGGAACAGGTTCCGTTCATCGATCAGGATACGCGGTCCGACTTCGGGCCCGAAAATCTGTTCGGTGCCCATCTCCAGAATCGGGCCGACGTTGAGTCGCCGGCCATCGAGTTGCTGGGGCGGAATACCGCGCAGCACGTTCATCCACGCAATCATCTGCTGCATGCGCTGCATGCCAGTCTGATAGGCCGTGCCGCACCAACGGAAGAAGTAGCGCTCACCGAACGCCTGAACCGGAATTTCTTCCTGCTTCGCCCGCGCGCCGACTTCGCCCATCGTCACCACGGTCAGTTCCTTCGTGCGGAACTGGCGGTCAAGCTCGAACATGCGCTCCAGAAGCGGGTTCAGCATGCAGCCCTCGTAACGCTTCGCGTGGTCGATAATGTTCGACTCCTGCGACTGGGCCTGCGCAGCGGCCTGCGCCTGATTCTTCCGGCCCGCCGGCATCTTGCCGAGCATGGCGTCGTTCACGTCCATCGATTCCTGGATCTGCGACTTGATGGCGTTGCACAGACCCACCGCATCCTTGTAGATCGCCGGGAACTGCGCGAACTGCGTACTCTGCGGGTTCGTCAGCCACACGGCTGCGAGACCCATTACCATGGACTGGTAGTTGGGGTTCGCGAGCGGGTCTGTCATGACGATAGGTAGCAGCGCGTACTGCGCGCTGTCCTGCCCCATGTTCCAGTAATCGTTCAGGTTCCACTGGAGGTACTTGACCGGCTCGACGCGCGAGATGCCGTAAATCGTCCCCTGGATGCGCTCCACTGGTGCGGTAATGATCGGGCGCTTCTTCGACCAGAACGGGTTGCGGATGATGCCGAGGATGACTTCCGGTCCGGCATAGTAGACGAAGCACGGCTCCTTGCCCTTGCCTTCTTCCAGTTCGAGGTTTGTGTGAACCTCGTAGATCAGCGCGTACTTGTACGTGCCTTCGGTGCGTACGCCCGCGTCTGCGGTCCGGCGCTTGTTCGGGACACGCTTCTGACGACCGCCATCCGGCTCATTCAGGTTGTCCATGATCTCTTTCGCATTCCAGCCGACGAAGACGCCTTCGTCAATGAACTGCTGGACGGATTCTTTCGATAGGCGGAGGCGCACCGCCGTAGCAGTGGCGCGCTCAATGTCGTTTACGGTCGGGGGGTAGACGGCCAGGTCATCAACGGCGAGCGGAGTGATATCCGGCATCTCGTCTACGATTTCCTTTTCCTCAACGTCCCACTCTTCCTCAACGGTCACGTCTTCGGCTTCGATCCCGTCATCGCTTTCGAGGATTGGCGGTTTCTTGACCAGTTCCGTAATGCGCCGCGTCGTGCGCATCCAGTCTACGTACAACGCCCACTGGCCGGTCACGTCGCCCGAAAGCAGATCCGCGCGGATGATATCCTTCAGATTCGTCTTGCGGATGTAATGTTCTAGTAATGCCAGTGTTGGAAACGGCGTGACATTAGCCGGTCCCACTGCATCCACATGTTTGTAATTGGCCGGAAAAAGAGTAGCCAGAGTTCGCTTGCATCTTGCATTGATTGCATCGCGAACAGCGGGAATGTAGCACTGGCTGTTGCCAGTGTACTGCTGGTTTTCATCGGGTCGTGCATTGTAGATGTTCCAATACTCTTCCACCCAGTCGGACTGTTGCTGCTTGTTCTCGAACGACTTCTGGATCTTCGGGTACAGCTTGGCCGCGTCGATGTAGGCGTCGGAGCCCTGATCTTCCGCGAAGTTTTCCAGTTCTTCCCCAGTTCGCTCAGCGTCGATAGCCCGTGAATCGACTGTCTCGATTACGGGCTCATCCTTTTTCTTCTCTTCTTTCTTTTTGGCCATCAGATGGAGTGATACTTCCGTTCGAATACGTCTTTCGGATTGAAGTACTCGTAACCGTCTTCCTGCGTCACTAGATAGTCGCCAACTTCCGGAGCGTATCGTGCGAGCATCGGGTCCGTGAACGAACACCACTTGTCTGCGTCAGCTTCCGCAAATTCGAAATGCCAGCCGTGTTGCGTGGGCGGAAGATCCTTTCCGAATACCGGGATCTTTTTTACGATCTGCCGCGCGTAGACGCGAACCGGATTCGCTTCGTGCGTAAAGTTCATCCGATCACCTTTCCGGCCAGCTTGCGAGCGAGGCTGCTACCGGTGTTCCGGTCGCCGGGCGTGCGCTTGGGGCGATCATCCTCTTCGGGCTTCTTCGAAGTCCGGCCAAACGTCGTATCCGTCTTCTTGCCGCCCCACGGTACCCCGTGGCGCAGTTCGACGGATTCCGACCAGTTGCGCCCGTTGTTGCCGGCGCGATCCTTTTTCGATACTTTCATTTCGACCTCGCCTTGCGTTTTTTGTCCGCGTGAAACGCGGTCATCCTGCCGCCGGGCATGGGCGGGAGCTTTGAGCCTTTACCGGGAGTCTTGCGCATGTCGCGCGCTCCCGACTGGCTGTTCGGCTCCTTCGCCTCGCGGTGCGCCACGTCAGCCGCCCATCTTCGGCGTTTTCGGAGGCTTGCTGTGCTTCATGGCGGGGTCTTTCGACTTGCCGCCATTCTTGATCGCAGCTTCGGAAGCCTTCTTTCCGGGGGCCGTATAAACCCGGTTCATCCGGCCTTTCTTGCCTTCCACTTACAGCCCCTTGCGGCGCATCACTTCGCGCATCGGGCCACCGGTCAGCTTCTCGCCGACCTTCGTGGGCTTGCCTTCCGCGCCGCCCTGCTGGACGCCCTTGTAGAAGTCAACCGGATTTTGCGAGGGGGCTTTCGGAACGATTGTACGGGACACGGCCATGGCTATCTCCGGGGGAGTGAGGTGAAGTAAGTTGCGCCTTGCGGATTTCTAGCAGATGCCAGATCGTCTGGCAAGGAATTTCCTGCCTGCGATGTTATCACATAAGCCGCCGATTCCAGTCCCTCCATCAGCGTGCGGTGCGGTCCGCGCTCCGGTTCCGTGTTCTGCTGGCCGTTCTTCATCACGCTGAAGTTGTAGCCGCCGGCCATGGCGTTCATCGTGTGCCGCGCGTTCGAGTCCACGAGGAAGAGCCGTCGGCCCTTCATCTCCGTCCTTATCATCGGTGACAGGCAACCGCGCGACAGACTCGCGTATGCGCCGCGCATCGGCTGGAGCCCCGCCGCGCGCAACGCCGCCATCAGCGGCATGCGGTCCTGCTGGTCCATCACGTCGGCGGGCAGCCAGCATGTCAGCTTCGCGCGCGGGAAAGCCGCTCTAGTGAGCGCCATAACGTCCGGGACAGCCTGAGCAGGAGGGACTGGCGAAATCCAGTCGGCAACGGCAACCATGCGCTCGCCTTCCACAGCAACCAGCGCAGCAGCAGTCTCAGCGCCGCTGGCGTTAAAACACAGAGCAAGCGCGTGCCGCGCCGAAGGCTCGTATTCGCTTGTGAGATTGCGCTGCCCAAAGTCTTCATACACGACGGTCCCCGAGAATACCCGCTGGGCGTACGCGAGCGCGTTGAGAATGTCCCGCTTGCCTGACGGGAAGTTCAGGATCTCCGCCACCAGTTGCGGATGCGCGCCGCGCCCACCGACCAGCACAATGTCGCCCGCTTCGAAGAAAGGCTGCAGGCCCATGATGAACTGTTCCTTGCTCCGGTCCTGCGGTGCCTGAATCGCCTTCAGTGGGAGACTCTCGCCCCTTCTAAGCATCTCCGCGCGCATCGGCTGCAACAGCCACTCATCGAGCGAATTCTTTTCTATCGCCACAGTAGCGCCGTCGAAACGGGCACTTGTGGAAAAGGAATCTGCAATGATCTGGTCGGGCTTCCAGTACTCGCCTGAGCTTGCATGCACGTAGATGCGGGTGGCGAGCCGAGAAAGAACCACTCGGCCCGTCCGGTCAGAACTGCCCACGTTAGCAGTGCGGGCAGGATCAACCACCAGAGTTTTCGGAAGCCACGGCGCAGGATCGATTGCGATTTCATGGATGTGTTCCGCTTCAAAAGGCTTGTCCTGGCTACCGATCGCCATCAGCATGTACTCCTGGAGGAACCCCCGGAGCTGGCCCGCGCGTTCCGCCTCGTCGCGCTTCTTCCTCACCACGTTCATCGGGAATAATCCCGGCCACGCGGCAACCGTCTTCGGGTCGTCGATTTCCCCGTTGCAGATCGGTACCCTCAGACACGTCCAGTCGGGGTTCGCCCTTAACCGGGCCACGAGGCAGTCTTCGGCCAGTGGGGTCTGCGTAACCCTTAGCCTGCGTTTTTCCTCATCCATTGCGGGTGCGAGCTGAAGATAAAGTTTGCGCATGGTCGCATCCACCGCGGCCTTGTCCTTGACCATACCTTCGTTTTCAATGTCATCGAGATACGCGCGGTCCGGACGCCAGTCGTGCCACTTGAAACCCCGTAGCTCTTCCTCCCACCCGTGCGCCTCAAGCAGCACGCCGTTCGGCAGCTCGAACTGATGCTCGTTCCACAGGCGTCCGGCTACTTTCGCAATCTTGCCGAAAAGGGCCAGGATCTTTGTGTTCTTCGCCGCTTCATGCTTGATCGCTTCAAGCCGCTGGCAGGCTTTCGTGTACGTCTCGCCGATGATCAGCGCGTACTGGAAATTACCAAAGCACGCTTCGACCAGCAGGAATTCTTCCGACAAGGTGGATTTTCCCGCGCCGCGAAAAGCCTCCACCAGGACGTACTCATCTTTCGCACCCCATGCGTCCATGATTTCGATGTGAAACGGGGGCGAGGCTTTCGGATGCCGGTGC